CGAAAGAGGGGATTTTCTTTAAGGGACAGTTATGACATCTGGAACGAAGACCATTAACAATGTAAAATACGTTAGTACTTCGTGCGGTACGTCGCCTATTGGTTACTATGCCTCAAAAACATGGTCCGGTGGCGATAATACTGCGCCCCGTCCCCCAAAGCCTCCTGTAGGTCCCCCCACCGCGTATTTGCGGTGGGTCCGAAAGAAAGGCTCTTGGGTTCAGGTGATTGCTTATCATAAGCAAGTTCCGGCACGTCCCCCAAAAAGGGCACGTGGTGTAGGAGAGCATCCCTACACATGTTTTATTCAGGTTCGTAATGAGCCTGCGATAGAATGGAGGTTCCCTAACCAAAACCCAGTGACCCCTAATTATACGGGGTCGGTTGGTGGTTGTTTTGGCGGATTCCCTGTTGTTAATCCCTGGACTGCAAACGAAGATATCAAGTTGATATTAAAGTTGCAGGAAAGGATGCAGGGAAGTAACTTTGATATGTCTATAGCTGCGGGTACAGCGATGCAGAGCGTTGACACCATTGGTGCCACCGCTTCTAAAATCGCCCGCGCCATGGTAAGTGCCCGTAAGGGTAACTTACCGCAAGCGTATCGTGATCTTGCAGGCATATCAGTGTATTCAAAAGCGAAGCGTCGTTTGCAGAAGGAAACAAAAACTTCTGCAGACGCCTTTTCCGCTGCATGGCTAGAGGTGCAATACGGTATAAGACCCCTTTTACAGGATGTCTATGATGCCGCTACATCTCTTGCACATGCATTGAATTCACCCATTCAGCAAACTTACCGAGCCCGTCACCGGGTTCTCGGTACAGTGGCTAGCAGTGGTAATATGCGCCCGGTCTCTAGCGAAAATATTGCTAGAGGCCAGATAGTTGCGCGTATTACGGAGCCATTGACAGTACCTCAGTTGCTGGGTTTGCAGAACCCGGAAAACTTTGTGTGGGAAGTTATCCCCTACTCTTTCGTGGCCGATTGGTTCCTACCGATCGGTGATTACTTACACGCAAGAGGGTTTGCACAAGGTTTAACGGGTACGTTCCTAACAACCCATTCTCACTCTTTTGAGGTTAATGGGGTAGTCGGAGGTAGCAATAACAACGCTATCTACGGCGCTGGGAGCTATCGCGCTCTCGATTTCCGTATGGATCGAGCAGTGAGCAACTCCTTGGCAGTGCCGATGCCAACGGTTAAACCGTTGAACAAAAGCTTGTCTTGGCAACATGCAGCTAACGCTGTTGGTCTCGTAATCCAGATTGCATCGAAACGTTGATGCAGTCTTGCCCCCGTAGCCCCTTTCAGGGCATGGGTTCTCGTTTGTGCAATTACGCACACCGCCTATCCTTCCGAATATGCGGTTTTAATAGGAAAACAAATGTCTGCTATTACGACACTTATCGCCTTTGATGGCGCTGCTACCCCTGTATCTCACTCCTTTGCACCGCAATCTGTGACCCGTGAAAAGGGTCAAGTAACTGCAATGTGGAAAGAGACTGTTGCTACAGTCCCTGACGCAGCTCAAGGGACGGTCGTCATGACCCTCAAAAAGCTTGCTTCAGGTGTTTACCGGGTGAATTCACGTGTGTCAATTCCTGTTATGGAAGCGATTTCAGGTGCGAACTCCTCGGGTTATACTGCTGCCCCAAAGGTAGCGTATGTCGATACGGCCGACACCGTCGGATATTTCTCTGAGCGTGGTACAATTGCGGGTCGTCGACTCGCCCGCCAGCTCAGTACGAATATCATGAACGGTGTTACAACTTCTGTGGCCCCTGTACTTACAGGACCGGTTGCTGAGTTGTTTGACCAGTTATTGATGCCAACTTAATTGTTGGTGACGTATACCCTGCCGTCCTGGCAGGCTCCACTCTCTCTCTTTAAAGGGGTTGTATATGCTGAAACTTTCAGCGTGGAACAAGGAGTATTCTGCACATGAATCAAAATCCATCGTACAGGAACTTGCACTGTTGCATGCCCGCGAAGGCGGGCCAGAAGGGGAACGCATCGCTCGTTGTATTACTAGCGGTGATATGTCTCTTCTGTGCAACTGGAGCTTACGTTATACACAGGCTGACTCCCCCGACCACTTATACCACTGTCGACAAGCCTTAGCCTTCTTTTCGAAGGCTGAGTTTGTTGATATTGGTGTGGATCGGGAGGCGGCTGCGTATGCTAAGTTCCTAGAGGCAGAATCTTTATGTCGTGAGACAAACGAGATCTTTTCTTTGTGGTCTCGGGGTGAATTTCATTTTCCCCCCGACGTTGAATCGGTATTTCACCGTGCAGCGCAAAATATCGCAAAGATGTTAGGTCCCGTTCCTAAGCTCTGTGAGCTTCGATTAAGATTCGGCCCCGGTGCGACAACACGTACCAAAAAACGTGATGCCAATGCCCGTGAGAAATTGCAGGCAGGTATTACTTGTAGCGAAGAACTTTTCCCTGCGGCGCAAGCCGTGTTGGAAGAGTTGCCTTTGTGGTCCTCTTTCTTGTCGAAGGACGAGAGTGAGACTGCAGCCTGGGTCCCCGTGACAATTGACACGGGTAAACTCAGCTTCGTCCCTAAGAATGCGAAAACCTATCGTGCCACCGTTACCGAGCCCGTTTTAAACGGTATGGTACAGCTCGGTATTGGTGGTTATCTTACCAATAGGTTGCGCGCATTCGGTATCGACCTCAAGGACCAGACGATAAATCAGCGCCTGGCCCGCGAAGGGTCGTTAACCAACGCTTTAGCAACGTTGGACCTTAGTTCTGCTTCGGACACTATTTCCCGGGAGCTTGTATTTCACTTGCTCCCCCTCGATTGGGCCCTATATTTAAATAGAGCCCGCTCTAGGAAGATCACCTATAAGAATAAGGTGATCAATCAGGAAAAGTTTTCCAGTATGGGGAATGGTTTTACATTCCCTCTTGAGAGCATGATTTTTTATGCCCTCACGGCTGCTTGCTGTGAGCCAGGTGCTACCGTCTCCATTTACGGCGACGATATCATCTGTCCTACGGCGAACGTCCCCTTAGTATTTAAGGTGATGAATGCTGCCGGATTTATCGTTAATCCTGATAAATCTTACTGGGATGGCCCGTTCCGCA